CACATTAGTTAATAATAATAAAACTATTACTCTTGAAGGAACGAGTGTATCAGGACAACCTTTAACATATACAATCACTTCACTTCCAAAATTTGGTGTTCTAGAAAAAGTTTCTGATCGTGTATATATTTATAGAGCAAATACCAATAATCAAGACTATTTTCAATTCACTGTAACCGAAATGAATATTACTAGTCTCCCTGGAACAGTAGTATTACATAATTTTAGTGTAGAAGATATTGATAATATCTCACGAACCCAAGGAACTTTTACTTTTGATAATATAACATTTGATGGAACAACTTGGACATTTGGAACAATGCGTTCTGAAATTTTTACTCAAAATGAAGAGTTTAATCAATTTGGAAATTGGCGGTTCACGAATTAATATGTTTATCTATAACCCTTACATAGTAACGTATATTTTCCGTATAAATATATATGGGTCATGTGTGAAGAAACGGTAGGTGTCAAAATGCGGTAAGAGATAAAGAAAATCTAGTAGTATATTATTAAAAATATATGTACACAAATCAAGAAATATATTTACTAATGTAATAATTAAATATATCTCTTTTAATACCATAAATAAATTAAAATATAATAGACATACTTGTTATACAAATGTTCAAATTGAACTTAAACTAATTATTTCGTTAAAATATTAGAACATCAAATGAGTGAAATAATTAAAAAGATGAAACATGATAGCCATTTATTTGGCGGATTTTTAATTTTTTATATGTATCTGTATATAATAACCAAAAATGAGTAAAGTAAAAATAGCAACAACTAGTTTTGATGAATCAATACATCATATACATATAGCATATGAAACTATCATAGCATATAGCGTTGTGTGTGTTGTTAATGATAATAATGAATTTAAGGTATATACTAATCAAAATGATACATTTGCTCAAGGAAATCCTTGGGTATTTGGTATTGCGCAAAATGATGCTGAACCCGGACAAATAGTAGAAATTCAATATTCGGGTATGTCTAAAGTTCGGTTTTTTAGTAGAAATATTCCAGTAAATACAAATATTTTTCTTCAAAAAAATACTAATGGGGTTTGTTGTTTGTCTAATGAAAATGATATAGAACCATTTAAAAAAGACAACGGGGATACAATAATGTGTGGATTTGTGCCACCATCAACACAGCCTATTTTGGGATCTACAAGAGAACCAAGAGAAATGATAGTTGACGTATGGATTCATATTACAACTCTTCCAGCTCCTGAATTAAATTTTCAATTAAATTATCGTATATATTACAATGAACCACCCATACCACCATATAATTTGGTTTTAATAAGTAGTAATCCGCCCCAGAATTTTTTATTTTCTTATAAACGTCCAATAAAAGATGATCAAGATAAATTGATTGGAATTGGAACTTACCAAATTACAATTAATTCTGTAGAAATTAGTGATAATAATACAACTGGACAAATGAAAGGAGTTTTTACAGCTCATCATGAATTTAGTAAAGAAAATAACAATTATGATATTTTTCTAAATGGATCTATTAAATTAATACTTGGTTTACGCTCTGGACAAACAATGATAAACGTTTTAACTCCATTTCAATTTATAATAACTAATCAATTAGACAGCATAAGTGCTACATCTATTTTTATAAATTCAAAAAAAATAAATTATGGAAATAATTCACTAACAATAAATGATGGTTATCAATATTTAATTGAAGGTCCCATTACTCAAACAAATTGATGAATTTATAAACATATATATCGATTTGTTTGAAGTTATTATTACAGCATTAGCTATATATTTAATGTAATAATTGTTTGTTTTTATGTTTAATAAATAATTAAATTTTGAATCTATACTATATATTAAACAGAAATGAGTAAAGTAAAAATAGCAACAACTAATTTTGATGAACCACTTAGGTTTTTGTATAGAGCACATGAAAATATTGAAGCATTCAGTGTTGTTTTTGGTGTAAATCATAATAATGTAATTGAGGTATATACTGATCAAAACAAAGCTTTTGATAATGGAACACCACATGTCCTTGGTATTGCTCAAAATAATGTTGATAAAGGTGATATTGTAGAAGTTCAAAATAACGGTATATCTAAGGTTCGGTTTTTTAGTCGTAATATTCCTGTTAATACAAATATATATTTACAAAAAGATAGTAATGGGGTCTGCTGCCTCATTGATGAAAATAATATAGAACCATATCAAAATAAAAATGGTAAATTAATCATGATCGGAGTTGTATTACCAACAACTCAATCTTCAATCAGTTCTATACAACAACCTAGTCATATGATTATAGATGTATCAATAAATATAGTCAATGGCCATTCCAGAAGTATGTATAATAATAAAGAATTAACAATAAAGGAAGGAATATATGATTATAAAACAGAATATTATTATTATGATAAAGATAATAAAATAGTTGGACCAAAAATATATAGCACTGAAGTAATATGTAAAAAAATAGGTCCAACTATGTATGAAGCAATATTTAGAAATACACAATATAGCACCCTACAAAATCTTGTTAATCATAATGGAACATATACATTAATAGGCACTTGTTTATTGGATGATAGAAAATGTATAATGACACCAACTACGTTTGAAAATGATGAAATAACCGGACTTAGCGGATATAATTATGCTAATAATGGTCTTTTATTAGGCGAAGATAACATTAGAGTAACTAGTTCATCTAATATTACCGCAAGATGGCTTAGACCATTATAGACTATTGATTAGGTTTTTCAAAAAATAATTCTTTGTTATGGATTAAATTATACAAATTACTGATTTATATTATTCACAGCTGTAAAAATATTAAGCGCATCTAAAAATAAGTTCATACTACTACGAATATAGTCGGGATCAACACAATCTACACTTAAAATACGTTTTGTATCAACCATAACAAAAAGCGCAAATAAGCCTATTGTTATATAGCTTATCGTATAGATAAAATTTTGATTTCTTGGAATAAAAAAAGAAACTATCATTACTAATATTAATCCTATTAAACCCATTATTAAATATTTTTCCCAACCAAGGGATATTTTATCTGAAAAGGTATTTGCCAAAAATGATAACACGATAAATAATATAAATGATATGATTACAGAATAGACTACATTACTACCTATTAATGATGGTTTCATTATATATGCCAAAGCAGCTAAGTAAATAAACCATACAATATGTTTCATTACAAAATACTTAGAAGGCATTAAAATAATAACAAATAATAATACAAATATACATAATATAGAAATGATATAGATCGGCATATTAATATTTTGTAAAGTAATATCTGGTAGTATATTTATAAAAAGCCATATTGAAATAAATGCCAAACTTATATATAAATAATTACTAGCAATTGGATAATTACAGTTCCATTGTAATCCGCTTGAGCTAGTTGTAATAGTAATAGTTAATATAACTAAAAAACATATAGCGCTAATTAATGTATTCATTATATTATTTAGAAATATATTTAAAAATAACAAAAAATAAAAATGTAATGGTAATAATACGGCAGTTTTACTAAATGCAGACTTTAGTACATGTTTCGATATATAAAAATGATATCCACATTTGTTTTTTATATGATGTATATTAACATTAACAATATTTATTGAATTATTCCGGAAGTTCAATTAATAATCTATATGTTACATTTTTTAGAACAATTCGAAACAGTATATAGTAAACCTATTGATATTGTACCATGGAAACAAACTATAAATATAATCCAGTAAATTATGTAGATATTTATCTAGTAATATTACTATATACAAATAATATAAAGTATTGACGAAATTCAATTGGTGGATATGTTCGTAATAAGTTTAATATTTTTAAGTGTAGGGTTTACTTGAGTTCATTTACCATCTAAATAATATCGTTAAAAATATGTAAACCTTACTTCGATGCGTATAATTTGTATTTTTCGTATAAACGGAATAAACTGAAAATTTAATAATAATATATGATGTATTAAAACACGGTAAGGATTAATATAGAATAGTTCATGATATTGGTATTTAGTGTAAATATATATTTCGTCTTTTTTGTTTGTTCTATGGTTGCGATTAAAAAATTGATATATAAAGATTTCTTATTGTTAAGAATAAATAAGATTACCCAAATGTCTGTAGATATTCAATTTCAACTGATAGAATTTTATACAGAAAACATTTTTGAAAAAGTTGCTGAAGAGGATAATGAATATGATAATAATGATTTAGATAGTGATGAAGACGACATTGAATCTGAAAGTGAAGATGACATTGATACGAATAAACCATCTGATAATAAAGGAAAACAACAATATAGTCGTGAATATAAAATCTATCTTTTTGGTAGAGATGCTCAAAATAGAACCGTTAGTGTATTAGTTAATCATTTTACTCCATATTATTATATTAGAATTCCAGAAAAATGGACACGTCACGATTGTGAAGGATTTAAAAATTGGATATTATCACAAGTTGATCCAAAGTTACATGAAGGATATTATGATATGCGAATAAATGAACGTAGATCATTTTCTGGTTTTTCAAATAATAAAGAATTTCGATTTATTAAACTTATTTTTAAGAATACTACGTTAATGCGTAAAACAATAGATATATTTATTGGTAGAATGGGAGAGGGTGATGATCAAGTAAATTATTGGAAGACGTATAAGGGTAGTGAATTGCGTCGTTTTGGGGTTCCTCTTGAAAATGATGAAAACTATGAATTTCAACTATACGAGAGCAATATTGATCCTCTACTGCGTTTTCTACATCTTCAAGATATCGAACCATGTAGTTGGGTTCAAATACCGGCTGGTCAATATATTGAGACGAATGAAACAACCAGTGAAATTGATATAGCATGTAACTGGAATGTTATAAAACCTTATAAAAGTGTTGATAATAAGGGGTTTGTAATTTGTAGTTTTGATATTGAGACTGATTCTAGTCATGGGGATTTTCCTATTGCTAAAAAAAACTATTTAAAAGTTGTAAGAGACCTTGTAGAATATTGGCAACAATTAAATAAGGATATTGAAAGATTACGTACTATTAGAAACCGGCCACCTGAACAAGAAGCACTTTATTTAAAGTGTGCTGAAATGAAAAAAAATGCTAAAGAAACATTAATTAAATATTTTAAAGATAGTTTTGTAGCTGAATTTGATACTGAAAGACAAAATGAAGTTATTAGTAATCCTGGGGTTTTTCATATCTATCTAAAAAAACAGGAAGTTACGCCAAGTGATTTACAAATAAAAAAAGTAGTGAGAAATATTGAATCATTAGCAACAATTGTATATACAAGTGCTAATATTAAACAAAAAACATTTAATATTGATAAAATATGTACAATTTTAAATAGTTCATTTCCGAAAATAGAGGGTGATCGTGTTAGACAAATTGGTTTAAAATTTATTCGTTATGGTGAAAAATCGTGTTTTAAGAATATTTTGATAAGTTATGGACAATGTGATAAAATTACTGATACACATGTGTTAAATGCTCAAACTGAAGAGCATTTACTACAAACATTTACGGCAGTATTACATAAGTATGACCCCGATTTTATCATTGGTTATAATATCTTTAATTTTGATTTTCCGTTCTTATATGACCGTGCAGAAGAATTATGTATATTAGAAGATTTTTGTAAATTAGGACGTATTCCAGATAAAATTTCAACAATGGTAGAAAAAAAGGGTAAAGTAAAAACAAAGTTTCTTGAAATTCCGGGGCGTATTCAAATTGATATTTATAAAATTTTACAAAGAGAACAACCTAATTTAGAAAGTTATAAACTAGATAATGTGTGTAGTCATTTTATAAAATCTCCTATTAAACGAATGGAACGTTTAGAGGATGGTAAAACAAAATTAATTGTAGATGATATGTCGGGTATTTATGCTGATAATTATATACACTTATTATTCCAAGAAGGATACACTGAAAATAAATTAGAAATAGGCATAGATAAAAAGACAAAATTTCGTATAATTGATGCTAAACGTGAAGGAAAAGATAATGTGCTCATTATTGACGAAGATGTATATAATGATATCAATAAATATAAATATAAACTCTGGTCATTGGCTAAGGATGATCTTAGTCCTAAAGAATTATTTAGATGTTTTAAAGGTAGTAATAGTGACCGTGCTTTAATTGGTAAATATTGTATGATGGATGTTAATCTATGTATAGAATTAATTAATAAATTACAAATGATTACAAATAATATGGGTATGGCTAATGTATGTATTACTCCATTAAATTGGATTTTTATGAGAGGCCAAGGTGTAAAAATTCTTAGTTTAATTTCTAAATTTTGTAAAAATGAGAAATATTTATTACCGACCTTATTAGTGAACAAGGGAGATGGTCAAAAATATGAAGGTGCGTTCGTTTTACCACCTATTCCTGGAGTTTATCTTGATAAATATATTACTGTTTTGGATTATAATTCATTATATCCAAGCAGTATGATTGCGGAAAATCTATCACATGAAACATATTGTGGTGCTATGTGTCGTTGTGAAGATCATCTAGATATTGAACAAGTGACGAATAAGGTATTTAATTATTATGAAAATGAATCACTTCAGTGTCATAAATGTATTGAACTCAATAAAGATACTCCAAAAAATGAATGGTTAGGATTAACTGGAATACAGCGTATATTAGATTTAGGTTTAGGTTATGAAGATATACCCCATGATATTTATCAATGTACTTTTACTAAGACGGGTCATATTAAATCAAAAACTAAGATAGGGGTTCGTCTTTGTAGATTTGTTCAATTTTCTAATAACGAAAAAGGTATATTACCACGTATTCTTAAGGGGTTATTACAAGCAAGGAAAGATACTCGAACTAAAATGATATTTGAAACATTGCGTTTAGATAATGATGAAGTGTTTGAAGGTGTAGTAAATGATGTTGACGGAGGTGTTATTGTAAAAGACATTAATTTTAAACCAATTTCGCCATTAATATCATTAGAACGTATTGTTGAACGTAAAAATAAATATAATGATTTTATGATAAGTGTATTGGAGGGTCTACAATTAGCATTTAAAGTGACTGCGAATTCACTATATGGTCAAATTGGTGCTAAAACAAGTGCCGTATTTTTAAAAGATATAGCAGCAAGCACTACAGCTACTGGAAGAAAACAATTACTAACAGCAAAAGATTATGTTGAAACTCGTTATGAAGGCGCTAAAGTAATCTATGGTGATACAGATAGTATTTTTGTAGATTTTCAACCACGTGATATAGATGGTAATTTACTAACAGGTAAAGCTGGGTTAGAACGTAGTATTGAATTAGGTAAAGAAGTTAGTAAAGGAATTCGTCAAGAGCTAAAAAATCCACAAAATTTAGGATATGAAAAGACTTTTTGGCCATTTATCATTTTCAGTAAAAAACGTTATGTAGGTAATAAATATGAAGAGGATCCGAATAAATTCAAACAAGCATCTATGGGTATCGTATTAAAACGTCGAGATAATTGCCCATTAGTAAAGATATTTTTCGGTGGTGTTATTGATATATTAATGAATAAACGTGATTATATGGCAGCTAAAGATTATGTAGATAGTTGTTGTAATAATTTAATTCAAGGTGAATATCCTATAGAAAAATTAACTATTAGTAAAATGTTAAATGCTCATTATAAAAATCCTGACCAAATCGCTCATAAAATTTTAGCTGATAGAATTGGAGAACGTGAGTCTGGTAATAAACCTCAAAATGGAGATCGTATTCCTTACGTATTTATATATGCTCCAGAACAAAAATTACAGGGCAATAAGATAGAAAATCCACAATATGTAATAGATCATAAATTAAAATTGGATTATAAATATTATATTACAAACCAAATATCAAAACCAGTAGGTCAAATATTTGCGTTATTTATAGAAAAATTAGAACCAAAACGTTTTAAAGAGACTGTTTTTAGCACATATTATCAAAAACATATAAAAGCTGGTAAGGATGAATATTATGCAAATAAAAAATTAATGGAATATAGATTAAAATTGGCTATTGAATTTATATTTGAAAGATTTGTAAACGAAGTTAATAACAAACAAACAGGTCAATCAACCCTAGAAAACTGGCTTTTTGCCCCTATAAAGAAAAATTAACTTTTATATTCTATTCATCATAGAATAAAACATTAAATAAAGATATTTTTAAAAAATCATTATTTAAAAGTTTTTAACAATAAGGGTTAAGAAGAGGCTGAACTATAAAACTTATAAATAAGTCCTAACATGACTAAATTAACAATTGTTAAAAAAATGATGACATTACGACGATATCTATTTTTTTCTACACCCATTTCAATTTGCTTTTGTCTATTATGTAATTCTTGCTGCTTACGAGAAATTTCATCATTTTGTAAATTTAATGTTTTTGATTTTTCATAGATTTGAAACGTTTTTCGTTCTATAGCCGTATTTGTATCTAATAATTGATTTCCGACATCACTTTCAGAAGCTCTAACTTGTTCCAATAAAGTTCTTAATCTGTTATCAACTGATTGTAATCGGGTAAATACCTCGGCAGCCCTAGCTTCATCTCCAGCATTTCTACTATATTTTAAATCTAAATACTTTTGATATTCACGAGCATATTCATCACTAGCAGCAAAATATTGGGCCCTAAGTTTTTCCTGATTGCTATTCATATATATTATATTTATTTGTAATATTTTTTATGGATAAAATAATAAATTAAAAGATAAATTTCTTCCAAAAATGTATATAGAATGGGAAACAATCAATCTAATCAAATTAATGAACAAAATATAATAAATGCGCTTCAAAATATCGCATCATCTAATCCAGCTGTTCCACCCCAGTGTAATTGGAGAGATCGAAATCAATGTATTTTTAAAGATTATGTTTTTCAAGGTAATGGAACATGTGCGGGACCACCAGGAAATGGTAATCCAACATATAGTGGTCTTTATACATATACTGAACAACAACTTTCAAATTGGCTCCAAACATTATATGACCGTAATATTGGCAATGATGTATCAAAAGGAGAAGCAGCTGCGGTGTATCAATATTGGAATACTTGTAAAAATGCGCCTGGATATGAATTTTTAAAAAATCTAAATTTTAGAGATCCAACCCAAAATAATAGTAATTTATTAGCACAAAGTCAACAAATATTAGGTAATTATGTAGATGAACGTAGAACAAATTTTAAAAATTTACAAGAATTACAATTAGTCAGAGATGATTTGTTTAAAAAAGTTCAATTATTACAATCACGTCAAGATTTATATTTAGAAAGTGCACGTTTAAATGAAGTTGATAATATTCGAAAATTAGAAGAATTAGATAAAGAAATATCAGTAAGAAAAAGGCAAGTAATGTATGATTTTGAAAGCGATATGACACATAATTCTAAAATATATTTCTTAGGGAATATAACATTTTATTTAATTTTATTTATTATATGTATAATAGTTTATCAGCGGTTTTTATCTCAATAAATGATATAATATGTCTCAAAACGTTCCAATATTTAATGACCCCGTTCAATTACAAGTAAGAAATCATGTTATTAAACTAGAGAGTGATGAAATAATTAGATCAAGACGTGATTTAGAAATATTAGATAGTGATATTAATACTACACGTCGACAAGTTGAAATTATACAAGATAATTCCCTACGTCAATCTAATAATATTTTTTTACTAAAAACTATTTTAACATATTTTGTTTTAATACTAATACCATTGTTATTAACCTTTAAAGGCTATATTAGTCGAGGAACTATATTTTATGTAATTATTGTTTTAAGTATAGTATTTGGTATTATTATTATTTATAATTTAAGGAGTGTAATGTCACGTGACCCCAATCGATTTACTTTACGCGATTTTGGTAATACAATGAAACCATCAACGCCTGCTACAAAATGCGTAAGTAATCCTAGAAGCACTAGACTATCTGCGGAAGAGAGGGAAATACAAGCTAAATTAAATCAACTAAGAAATTTAGATGCTCAATTAAAAATAGTTGAAGACCGTCGTAGGGAAATTGATATAAGACGGCAAGATCTAGATACGGAAACAAATAATTTACAAAGAAGATTTAACGCTCAATTTCCTAATGAATCGTTAGATAAAGAAATAGAAAAAAATTTAGCATTAAGGACAAGAATATAAAAAAATAAACATAAAGAAGTAATTAATATGTCTATTTTATTATTAATAGTATTTGACTTAATAGTTGCCCCCTTAAATACTATTATATATATTCAATAGATTAATAGTTTAAAAAATTATAAATTATTAAGTGGTGCTATCATATGTCCATTCTATTTTATTCCATTTTTAATTTATAAATATAAAGGAATAATAACATCTAAAAGCACAAATTTATCTCAAAAAAAGTTAATTATATTAGGTATATTTGATGGATTGGTAGCAATTTTGGCAGCACTTTCAGTTCCTTATATTAGTATTTTTACATTAATTATATTAGCAAGATGTAGTTTGATTTTTACTATGATATTAAGTTATTATTTATTAGATAGACGATATTTATTCAATCATTATATTTCTTTAGTATTAACAATGTTATGTATTCTATTTAATATTATTCCACAATTTATAGATAAAAATTATTCTAATTATAGCGAACCAATATCAGTTTGTATCTACATTATTTGTATATTTATAATGGTATTAAGTTATATGTATAAAGAAAAATATTTAAAAGATAAAAAAGAATTAAATATTTTTTGGATGAATAGTATGATTTCATTTTGGCAATTTATATTTGGTATGCTGATAATGTCATTATTTTTAATTTATTTTATTTTTTATGAAAAAAATCAATTGATTTGTATATTAATAACTGGCTAAACTGTCAATTTTTGGGTATAACTTATAACATTGATGATAATTGTAATAAATCATTATTATGGCTTATATTATATGAATTTTTAAATACGTTAGTTAATGTGCTAATGAATTTAATTTTAAGAAATGGAAGTAGTTTAATTTATTTGATTATATCTACATTAAAACCTCCTATAACCGTATTATTTGGATATTTATTAATAACTTATAATATTATACCTGGACAAATATTTCAATTAAATTATTTAGATTACATTAATTTAGTAGTTTTGGTAATAAGTTCATATATTTATAATATTAAACCAGAACAATCTCGCTATACAAATACTGAGATAGAACAGTCTTTATTATTATCTATTCCAAATGATATAAATAATAGCCATAAAAATGATTTTACTATAAATAATACTATATAAAAAAATAGTTATATTATTTATAAATAGAGAGATGAACCAAGAACAACCGAAACTTACTAAGGAGGAACTTAGAGAGCGTCTTAAAATGGCTCAAATGCGTGGTAAATTGAGTAGATTGCCCAAAAAACAACGTGAAGAAAAAGTAGAAAAAATTAAAACTCAAATGGATGAGCAGCAGAAAATGATAATGGAACAAATTAAACTACTTACCCCTGAACAGCGTAAGGCAATGGGTATTCCTGATAATTTTCAATTGCCAAATGACCCACAGATGCCTAACAACCCACAGATGCCTAACAACCCACAGATGCCTAACAACCCACAGATGCCTAACAACCCACAGTTGCCTAACAAATCTGAAAATGAAAATACGCAAACTAATCCAATTAATATTCCTATTCAATTACCTCGAATGAAACCAGTAGTAAAACAAGAACCAGATTTAATAAATATTCATAATAAAAAAATAGAAATATAAAAAATTGAATAATATGAAAATATAGTTATAGATTAAAAGAATGTTTCAAGTTCAATCTAAAAAATTAGAAAATTTAGGTTTTTATCATTTTATAATAGATACTGAATTGATAAAAGACTTAAAAAAACGTATGGTAAATTTACATATGAAATCTGTAGATAAAAATTGGCGTCCAAATAATAATTTAATAGTGTCTGTATGTTACCATGGAATACAGGCTCAATTATTATTAACTAATATTTATGATATGCCTATTAGTATTTTATATTTAGTAAAAGATGATAAATTTATAATTACTTCTCATCGATTTGATCCAAGTTTATATAATAATACTGTATTATATGGTGAATTAGTGAATAATACATTTGTGATACACATGGTTAGTTTTGGAGAATTGTATGAAAAGGTTGGTGAAAATCTAGAAAAACTAGATGGAATTTTATTTAATAAGTTCAAAGAAGATTTAGATTTAGAAAATATAAAATTAAGTATAAAAGAATTCTATAATTTAGAAAATGAAATAATGATAAAAACAAATCATAAAGCAATTATATATTTAAATCAACTTGTAAAAGGTCCTCATTTTATAAAATTTATATGACACGGGGAACAACATAAAAATTATTAACTACTCTATTACTTTCTGGATAGAATTTAGCTATTTTTTTATCAAAATAAAAGAATTGTTTAGGGTCCATATTATCTGGTATAAAATTGGCAGATAATGTGTTATCGATATTATTAGCGCCATTTTGATTATTTGTTTGTATAAATTGATTAGGCATTACTGCTATAGTATTTTTAAAATATTCTAATGTATTTGGTTTATTTATAGCAGCATATACAATAATAATGATACAACATATGATGATTATTTTCTTCCACATTCTATATATAATATTTAGTATTAAAATTTTTCCTTAAAATCCATATATAATAATGTAGAGTAAAATCATTTATATGCAAAAATAAGATTATAATTTACGGATGATAAAACAAACGTAATCATCTTTTTTATTATTTTCAGAGCATATCTAGATTAATTAGTAAATTTTTTGTAATTAATAACATTTGGTCTACACGTATTTCTAAGGGTTGTATATTATTTTGACCAGTGGTTTCAACTAATATATAATCTTTTTTTATATAGTTAGCAAAACTACGTAATGAATTAAGTTCTGGATGATTATTTAATCCTACTATAAATTTTTTAAGAGGATTATTAATTTCTAAATTTAATTTATCAGTAATTCTATATGATAATGATATGGCATTGTGTGTGTCACCTGGATAAATACCGCTTCCCAAACTATTTTTATTGATTTTATGAAATCCCCAACCTTCATGTAAATCTAATATAAAATCAGCTTGATTAAACGCCAATTGACATATTGTATTACAAATGGTTTCTTTAGGCATTTCTCCATTGTTTCTTGGATAATTGCGATTAAGGTCTCTATGATTAATACGATGTGGTAAATGTCTCATATTTAATAAATATCCTAATTTATTGGGACGAGGAACACATATTATTTTGCCTTTTTTTAGTTGTAAATTACTATTTAGTAATGTTTCTATACATACAGTACCAGCAGGTTCATTACCATGAGAACTACCTACAATTAATAGAGTTGGGCCATTTTTATTACTATATATAGTTTGTATATGAATGTTATTTGCCCAATAAAAAAGTATAATATAAATAATAAAAAGTATAAGGATAATCTTATAGTTCATATATGATAAACTAATATCTTTTCTATTTGAATGAATAAAAAAACGAAAATAGTTATATATGGCTGAGGAAAAGAAATACGATAGTTATGGATTTATAATTAATAATTCAAATACTGGGCAAGGTAGTAGTAATATGCAAAAATATCTTAAAGTTTTTTTCTGGATCATGCTAATTATTTTTATTTTAGTAAATATATTTACAAGTGGATTAGCAGGCTATTTAAGTTTTTATGAGTTTCAAAATGATACTAAATATATTCGTATTATGAAAGTATTTTTAGCTATATGTATGAATTGGTTTTATTTAGGATGGAAAGGATTACAAAAAATGGGAGTAATGTAAGACGTTTTTTTCTGTGAGAATGATATAATGTTTATTGAAAAGAAAATATTAAATTTAATACGTCCAAATAATAAATTAGCAGATCCTAGTAAAAGGCACAATAATTTAGTTTCAGTGCTAATGTATTTAATTGATGTAGCTATATTTATAATAGCACTGGTTGTTGCGTGGGATTGTAATAGTAAAGTAGAGGGTGTAATGAAGTTTATTTTTGTATTATATGCTGGGTTATTTCCTTCGATCTATTTAAGTTTTTATATGGTATATCGTTTAGTTTTGGGAAATGCGTGTTATTAAAAAAATACTCTAAAGAAAAAAATTGTTTCTTTAGAATATATATATTATATGGCTGACTATTATAATAAAGCTAAAGAATTAGTACCAAGTCCAGGTCAATTAATGGAAGGCTTGAAAACTGGTCCAGGAAAATTAATTGAAGGTGTTAAAAGTGGGTCCTTTGTATCGATTATCATTAGTATTGTTGTTGTTATAATTCTTCTTTATTTGTTATATTTTTATGGTATGCGAATAATTCGTAATGTAAATGACTTTAGAAGAGGGTCACCTTTTATAATAGATGGAACTAAAGATGCTAGACGTCGTCTAGTCATTGCTCAAGATCCTAATAAACCTGGCAGTATAAATTTGCCTCGTAGTTTAAATGAACAAGGTGGTATTGAATTTAGTTATTCTTCCTGGTTATTTATTGATAATTATAATTATAAGTTAGGTCAATGGAAACATGTATTTCATAAGGGTAATGAAACCAGTTGGCCATTACGTGCTCCAGGATTATGGCTTCACCCTGATAAAAATGCCTTGCGTGTGTATATGAATAGTTATAATGAAATAAGTGAATATCTAGATGTTGATAATATTCCAATCAATAAATGGTTTTGTGTTATTATAATAGTTAAGGGACAGAATATGGATTGTTATATAAATGGAAATTTAAGGAAATCAATTAAATTAACCGGAATACCCAAACAAAATTATGGAGATGTATTTATTAATGCTTTTGGTGGATTTTCTGGATTTTTATCTAGGTTAAGATACTATGATTATGCTTTAAATTATTCTGAATTAGACGGTATTCTTAAAATGGGTCCAAGTATGATACCTTGTGCCGATACTGGAGAACGTCCTCCCTATTTAACTCCAAATTGGTGGACGAATGATAATTAGTCTTTATAATTGATTAATTTAAAATTGATATAATTTATTTTTAAAAACAAATTATATTAATATGCCGAAGTGTTCTCATTGTTTAATAGACGGTCATACAAAAAAAACATGTCCATCTATAAATTTACCCCCTACTTTACCTCCGGAAAAAGACCCACCCGCTAATCGTTGGACATTAGAAAAAGAACAATTATTAATTGACCAATGGCGTATTAATCCTTTACATTATAATATGGAAACTATTTCTAATATTATTGGTATGAGTAAGAGTGGATGTGAAAATCGTTTAAATGAATTAATACCCGTAGAAGAACAAGTTAAAATTAATTCTTTATCACTTACACATAATGATATAATAAATTATATTGATAATTTACGTGTAGAATGCGATACATGTAAAGAAATATACTATGGTCCATTAAAACAATGGTTTCAAAAAAATGAATGTTATCATTGTTATAGAAGTCATCATAATGATATTGAACAAATTTGGTCAAAAATAAATGATTATTTGGAAATAAATAATAGTAATAGATGCGAATTTTGTAAAAAAAAACGAGATAATAGTGTCGGTGGCTTTCATTTTGATCACATAAATATGTTCGAAAAAAATGATAATATTTGTTCTATGGTAGGACGCGGTTCTACTCTAGAAGAAATTATTGATGAAATAAAAAAATGTCAACTTATTTGTATTTCGTGTCATAATATTATCACAACAATCGAAAAACATTTAGGATATCACCGTCTCAAATCTAATATTACTAAAAAAATAAATGCTGGATTAGAAGTTGAAACAGCATATCTAAAAGAACAATATGCTACAAATATGCTTATTGTTTACCAGAAAATGCGAGATATGTTTTATCCAAATGTATTTTCACTTGTATAATAAACATACAGAAATCCATCTTCATCTTTATTATCTACATAAATTTTTGATAATAATTCTGTTATATTAAATAAACGATGTTTTTCTCCAATAAACGTAAAAATAGCATTAACTGGATTTAATTGAATACGTTTACGTATAATTTGAATAAATTGTCCTAAAACAATATCATTTGGAACAAGAAATTTTTTTCTATCCATTTGAGGTAAGTCACTATTAGATAAACGCTCTACAATTACAGGAATACGATCTGGAAACTTATTTAACATTTTTTCACATTCTTCCTTTCTTTGTTCTAGCGTAAAACGTTTTTTAAATTCACCAACGCTTGACATTTGTTCTTTTATATATTAATACAAAGAAGAATATTTTTAAATAGAAATATAAGTTATTTATTAAGATTTAAAAATAATTAAATAATAATATAGAAATAATATGTATCATAAACAATTGTGTGTTGGTAAAAAAGAACAACGACTGGCCGATATGGCTGCTAATGAAAGCAGAAAGTCTAATTTGTGTTATAAACATGGGGCAATCATATGTCAAGGCAATAAAAAAATATGTGCTGGTTATAATAATAATTCTAGGACTTCTTATCGTAAAAATATATGTTGTAGTATTCATGCTGAAATGGACACAGTTACCCGATTTTTAAATAGTTTTATTAAAATTCATACTACACGTAATCCTGATAAAATTAGAAGAAAAATGAGTAAATATTCAATTTGTGTTGTACGTAGTAGTCTAGACACAGATGGTAAATTGTGTTTAATGAATAGTCTGCCTTGTCGTGATTGCCTTAGAAAACTGCAAATGATTGGTTTGAATAAGGTAATCTATTCAGATAATAATGAAGAAATAAGAGTAGCTAGAATTTCCGATATTCAAACAAATCATCTAAAATGGTGTAATGTTTGGAAAAATCCAGAGGTAATGAATAAATTAAGAATTGTTCCACTTATACGATATTAATCAATTAAATACCTAAATACTCTGGTTCTACTTTTAATTCTTCATTTGTTAATATTAGAAATTCTAATGTATTTACATCATCTTCGTCATCTATTTCCTCGATTTCCTCTTTTTCTGAGTCATTTTCTTCTTCATCGTCTTCTAATTCTTCATCTGGATTATCTTCCCAATTGTTTTGGAAAAAATCAAGATAAAATCCTTCAGTAAAATCAATTATTTCATTATTACTGGTTAAAAAGCACACTAAATCTCCATAAATTTTAGAATTATTTAATGGAGCTGGTAAACTGTGATTTGTTAATATATCATCTGAACCTTTCGTCCAACCATATATATAAATTTTATAATTATTAAAATCCCATATCGTTAATCGTTCTATTTTACCCTTACCCTTATTATCAACTACACCTTTTAGATATTGTAGTCCAATCGTTTCATCCAATTGAATTTTATTACTAATATTTTTATCTACTTCGCGAACCTCACCATCAGGCTTTAAACACAAAAACAATACCATATTTTAATATTTCTTATAAAATACAAAATAAAATAAAATCAATTTTTATTTGTATTTTTAATGCGAACCGTATATAATTATATTCCTTATAACTAAATAAGATTTATCAGTTTTATATATTAGTTTGTTTATCAATAGTTCCGCTTGTATCTACCGCCTGCTACTGGCATTGCTGGCACGGCTGGCATTGGTGGTGGCGGTGGTGGTGCTGCTGGTGCTACGGGTAATGCGGCTGCCATCCGATAAGCATGAGTAACATCATTATCTACCTTTGGCTCAAGTCTTAAAACTATGTGACAACTACTGGATTTGCTGTCAATATTTAATCCAGGAATAGGTTCAAGATTATCTGCCAATTCAATACCATTAATAATAAAACGAATATATTGGTAATCAGGAACCTCTGCTGCTAATTGCGGATTTTGTTGTAATAGTTTTTCCTTAACAATATATATGGGATCATATCTATTAAACGAGACAGTTAATGTCTCATTCTTTAATGTTTTGAAATGTAGTTGTTCAACAGTTGTATTTGGTATGAGCCTTACTGTAAACCAATCACCTGGTTTGAAACCAATTTTACTCAATTTTGTTTGACGATATATATGATCAATAAATCTTAAAAAAGTGACCCCCTCAGGATTGGCGGCTGCGTGTTGATCTATAAGAGTTTTCCAACTTACAAATTGATCATTTAATCGAACATGCATTTGATATAGACTAATATGTGGATAACGAGTAATTAAATTTGAATATATTTGTTTATAGACATCATATAACGTATTATCTGGAGTAACATCAATTGTAAAAGCCACTTGTGGGTGACCATGTGTCATTTCAACACAATTAACAGGCCATCCACCATTTTGTTTAAATTTTTTTGATAATCGTCTACTATTGTATTTTTTAGTATTTTGCTTTTTACTCATTTTTTTTTGATGAAATTTCATATTTTGTATATATATATACTTATAAAAAAAAATAATATAAATTTATTATTAAGTATTTTCTTTTATATCGAGACATTTGTGTTGGTCATCTAAAAATCTGTAATAGTTTCGTTGGCCAGAACTCGGAAAATCAGCTATGATATCATCCAGACGATATTTTTCAATAGTCCCATCATCCGTTGAATAATATACATTCCTAATACCAAATAAACGCAATGTTGCTAAGCAATGATTACAGGGCTTACTGTTTTTTAAATTTCCTAACTTATCATGTCTTATTACCAAGATTTCTAATTTTCGGTTTAGCCAACGATAATTACTTTCTCTAGATGACCCCAGCCCCTTTCAAGATAGGCACTCCAGTATTTTTGAATGACATACAACGCTCACTATCATTAAGATAATTTCGAAGATAATTACAATTATTAAGTTCAAAAAATTGACTAAGAGCATGAACTTCAGCATGAAAACTTAAAATCATTTTTCCATTAGATGCTCCTCTATTATGATTATATCCAATAGTAATAGGTTTACCACCACTCATTAACATTGCCGCATGTTTCTGCATCATATTCGATTTATCAGTGTATGGCTCTAATACGCGCAACATTCTACCAATTTTACCACTCATTTGGATATTATTTTTTTTACAATAGTTGATAAATTTTAACAAAATCAAATTTTTATAATTATAATAAATAGACTTAAAAAATTGATTTATAAATAATAATACATATAATACAAAAATGGGTCATAAGAAATTTTTTGTGGAAGGTAATATTGGTTGTGGTAAAACTACGTTATTAGAAGAAATTGAAAAGTATATTAAAACCACTAATAATACAAATATTGTTGTTATTTACGAGCCAGTAATTAAATGGCAAGAAATGGGATTATTGGGATGTTTTTATGGTGATAAAAACCGCTGGAGTTATACGTTTCAAAATGTAGCATTTATTACAAAAATGATGGAATTAGATAATTTGGAAGATGATAAAATTTATATTATAGAACGTAGTCCTATGACAGATCGTAATTGTTTTGCAGAATTATGTTTTGAAAATGGATTTATGACGGATATGGAATGGAAAGCATATAATTTATGGTTTAATCACTTTATAAAAAATCTAGAATATGATGGTTTCATATATTTAAATGCTCTTCCAGAAAAATGTTTTGAAAGAATTAATATTAGAAATCGCGGAGAAGAAGTAGGTATTCCATTTGACTATTTAGATTGTCTTCATCAAAAACATCAAAAATGGCTTACTTCTGACAAAAATAATATATTGTATTTAGAAGATAATTATGATCTAGATACAATTCAAAAAGCTGTAGATAAAGTTATAGAATTTATTCGTTAACCCTTAGACTATCATTCATATTTTTTTTTACTATATTAACCCTTACAGCGTTTCCACATGGTCTTACGCCCAACAG